GGCCCCTTAAGGCCACTCCTTTCAACTTGCTGTCTGCAGAATCTTCCATCCTCTGCGGATGGTTGTCGAGATAGCGAGGACAATGTACTGATGAGCCTATCACCAAGAGCTATGCTTAATACCTCTGTTCGGATCGGTCAAGTCTATGACTGGACTGATCCTAAGAACCCTCAAACGGGTACATACGATCGTGTTCTTCACGAGCGTAGTGGTATTAATGTGACTGACTTCAACCACCGTGTAAACGGCAAATGGGTGAATGGCAGTCCTTGGTGGTTAGCCAAGACAGAGACAATATATGAGCCCTCTGCGGCCGTCACGGTTTTCCGTGCAGGTCGTAAAGCGTATCATGGGAAGTTTGTTACTGAACAGGCTGGGTCTAACTTGCCACCTTGGTGGTGGAGTAATACCCATGACTGGAAACAGGACCAATACAACCAATTGTCTGCTGATCTCGCAGGAGCCTATAATGGGCTAAAACCTACGAGGCCAGATTTCAGTCTTGGTAGAGCATTGTACGAGCTCAAAGATGTTCCAGACATGCTTAAGCATGCTAACGAACATCTTGTGAAAAGAGTGCGTGGTAAAGCTACCAAGCCTCCCTCTCGTACAGAAGAGTGGTATTTAGCCATTCAATTTGGATGGCTTCCACTTCTAAGCGATATCCGTTCATTTGTGAATACACAAATGGGGATGCAGAAACGCTTAGCTCAGCTCATTAAGGACGAAGGCAAGCCCGTTCGGCGTAGTAATAAGAAAGCGAATCATCCGATGCGCAATCCTTATAATGAGCCGAATAGTTCGCCTGGTGATCAGTGGACTTACATTGATAACCATGCTTACAACACGAACATGCGTCCCGGTTTGGTGACGCAGTGTTACGGCGGGGGAGCTGCTCAAACCGAATTCAAGGGTGAGACAAATGTCCACACTTGGATGGAGGGGCAGTTCCGTTACTTGTTACCTCCGGGGCCAAAGAACGTCCTTTGGAAGGCCAAAATGATCGGCCTCATCAACGGACTTAAAGTGACTCCATCTGAGGTTTACAAGGCTATGCCTTGGACTTGGTTGGCGGACTTTTTTCTCAATCTCGGGAGCTTCTTAGAAGCTCAAGAGAACGGTGTCGCAGATCTTTTGATCTGTGATTACTGTTACGTAATGTGTACGTATGAGTGGAAAGCTACTACCACATCAAGCCAATTCGTCTATACTGATAAGGATGCCACGGTAGGTACCATGGTAACTTCCAGTATAACGACCACTTACACTAATAAGAGTAGGTGGCCGGCGAGTACATTTGGGTTCGGTGTTAAGCAGTCTGACTTGACGCCGTTCCAAGTGTCAGTTCTGGGTGCCTTAGGCAAGTCCAGACTCTGACCCTAGGTGGTGACATCTAGCCCATAAAAGAAACGTCGTAAGACGTACGTCTCTTCTAAATAGACTTGGAGTTTGTTATGGCATATACTGATCCCCAAAGTGTCACCATTAACTCGGTGGCCACTTCGATGGCTCGTGTTGGCTCTGCCAACCCGACTACGATTGGGACGTTCAAGACGGCTACGGGGGATTATACCCTCGAAGTTCGTCAGAACCAGACTGCGGCTCGTTTTCGTCGTGAGTATCGACTCACGCAGAAAAAGGTTGCTGCAGATCCGATCTCGGCAGTTCAGAAGGAGGTTTCTGCCTCCGTCATTCTTGCCGTAGATGAGCCCAAGTGGGGCTTCTCGGACACTGAGCTTACCTACCTGTTTTCTGCGCTGAACGGCGCGTTGAGTGCAAGCACTAACGCAAAGTTCACGCAGCTTCTGGGAGGTGAGCTCTAACTAGCTTGTCCGAGTTGCGTATTTTGCCGTAGCAGGGTTTTCACTTCCTCTTTAGGAGGTTATGAATGAAAAGACCTACTACACTCCTACACCGAGTCCTTCTCAACGAAGGTCTGCAGGTGAGTACAGCAGTTGAGCGTGACTGGTTAACCATTACCAGTCGATTCGAAGCTGAGGGAATGAGTTTTCTTACGATCACTCTCCCTTCTCTGTGTGATACCCTAGACCAGGGTCTTGCACAGGGTCGCATCGAACCCTCTATGTTCATGGGTTTCAAGCCATGGCGTAGAAGGGGAAAGCTCCCGGCATTGCTATCCGGGTTCTTCATGCGAATCTTCGATCTTGAAGGGGTGTTATTGGTAAAACCTTGTATTGACTCTATAAGAGCAATACGGCAAATCACTCGACTTTACAAGAAAGTTGAGCTACCTTGCTCACCCGCACGCATTAAACGTGCTTTTGAAAGGTATATATCCAATGACATCGGTATTTCGGAAGCTGATCAGCGGCCGCGCGATTATCGTACCTTTGATATCGTCGCTGCTTGCCTTTGGAGCAGGCTCGAACTCCCATGTGATCTCATTTCTGAGTCGCCTGGGAAGTACGGTCCTGGAGCAACTGCCGAACATTTGAAACCAAATGCTCGATTTAGCTCTCTAACGTGGTATGAACGGTGTGAACCGTACTTTCCATCGGACTCCTTCCTTGTCTCTCGTCCGGATAGGACTGACATTCTTGCGAATGTTACTTATCTTGATGAGGACAATGAACTACCCGTTAGGGTAGTTCAAGTTCCGAAAACCTTAAAAACGCCACGTACTATCTCGGTGGAGCCGGCACACATGATGTTGATTCAACAAAGTGTGTGCGATTTCCTCTATACTGTGCTCGAGAGTGGTTTCCTCGGCTTTAACAGTATCCGATTTACGGATCAAACCGTAAACCGCGAGTTGGCACGTGTCGGGTCACTCGATGGACAACTATCTACCATCGATCTCAGCGACGCTAGCGACCTGGTTTCTAATCAGCTCGTTGGCCGTATGTTGAAGACTGCACCATCGCTCCGTGACTATGTCATGGCTGCGAGAAGCAGGCGTGCCCGATTACCTGACGGCAATATTCTTGTTCTGAACAAGTATGCCTCAATGGGGTCAGCATTATGCTTTCCTATTGAGTCCATGCTGTTCCTAACTATTGTCGTATGTGCTTTGGTTGAGCACAGCGGTAAACGTCCTTCAGCGCGCTTGGTACGTGATCTTTGCAAAAAGATCGCCATCTACGGTGATGACATCGTAGTTCCAAGCGAAACTGCTCCTGGGGTTGTTGCGATGCTTGAAGATTTTGGTCTTCGAGTTAATCGTAACAAATCGTTCTTCACAGGACTCTTTAGAGAGTCTTGTGGTGGAGACTACTACCAGGGTCACGACGTGACTCCAGTATATGTTCGCCATTTGAACAACCCAGGTCAACGCTTGACGGGGACTCAATTGGTGAGCAGCATATCGTTATCCAATCAATTTTACATGAAAGGACTATGGCATGTTGCCCAATCAATTAGAGATCACCTCGCATTGTGTGGCTACAAGCGCGTACCGCGTAGCACGGAATCTCTCGGTGTCCTGTCATACAGGTCAGTGTTTCTCAACACTAACCTACGGTGGGACGAAGAGAGGTGTGCTTATCGCGTGCGCGGTTATAAACCACATGTTGCGAGAGACCCAGATCCAATTAAGGACGAAAGCGGATTTATTCGCTTTTCTCTTGGCCCTACAGCAGCCAGCGACTATCGAAGAGATCTGCGAAGAGCTCTTCGGGACATCGCTGACGTTCGAGGACTTCGAGACTGCCAGGTTGTTCCTGACAGACAAATCTTACTTTCTAGCCACGAGGATCGACTTTGTCGATACGCATGGACAGGAAATAAGGCCGACCTTAAAGGAGCTGTATCGGACCTCGGCGTAAGCCGGGATCCGTTGTCCAGCGTTAAGTCCCATTCCTTGAGTACTAAGAATGGGTGGTCACCCGTGCATTGCGCGGGAATTACGTTCTCGTAAGAGACGTAAGCGGGAG